ACCTGATAATATATTAAACAACTGGCGAGTTACAAAAACTACGTTACGTCTAGGATCTAGAATTGTAGGTAAATGTATGATGGGCTCAACATCAAATGCTTTAGATAAAGGTGGAGACAACTTCAAAAAACTTTACTACGATTCAGACGTTACGAGAAGAAATAGAAATGGACAAACATCTTCTGGACTCTACTCTTTGTTCATACCTATGGAGTGGAACTACGAAGGATTCATGGATTCTTTTGGACTTCCTATATTCACAACGCCAAAAGATCCAGTCCTCAGCATCGACAATACGCCAGTTGACATCGGAGTCATCGAACACTGGGAAAACGAAGTAGATGGCTTAAAGCACGACTCAGACGGATTAAATGAGTATTATAGACAGTTTCCTCGTACAGAGCAACATGCATTTAGAGATGAAACTAAAAATAGTTTATTTAACTTAACTAAGATATACGAGCAAATAGACTATAATGAAGAAATGCGCAATACTGCCAATGTTACAAAAGGTAGTTTTATGTGGGAGAGAGGTATAAAAGACACGAGGGTTATTTTTACACCAAACAAAGATGGAAGGTTCTTAATATCATGGGTGCCACCTAAAAACTTACAAAATCGAGTGATAGTAAAAAATGGAACTAAATACCCTGGAAACGAGCACGTTGGCGCGTTTGGTTGTGACTCTTACGATATATCAGGAACTGTGGATGGCAAGGGATCTAATGGTGCACTTCATGGACTTACTAAGTTTTCAATGGAAGATGCTCCACCTAATCACTTTTTTCTTGAGTATGTAGCAAGACCTCAAACAGCTGAAACATTTTTTGAAGACGTGTTAATGGCTATGGTATTTTACGGTATGCCAATACTTGCTGAAAATAACAAACCTAGATTATTATACTATTTAAATAGAAGAGGTTATAGAGGCTTTAGCATGAACCGTCCTGATAAAATATGGAACAAGTTATCGCCAACAGAAAAAGAAATAGGTGGTATACCAAATACAAGTGAAGATATTAAGCAAGCGCACGCCGCTGCTATTGAAAGTTATATAGAAGAATATGTAGGTTTAGCAGAGCATGGATACGGTGATATGTACTTTCAAAAAACATTAGAAGACTGGGCACAGTTTAATATTAACAACAGAACAAAGCACGATGCTTCTATTAGTTCTGGTTTAGCTATTATGGCTTGTAATAAAAACAGATATAGACCAGTTGCAGAAAGAACTACAAAAACAGTTAATTTAGGTATTAAAAGATACGATAACACAGGTTATGTTTCAAAAATAAAATAGATGAATATAATTCCAAACGCAAACACAACTAGTTCTTTTCCAAGTCAGGTAGTACCAGACGCGGAAAAAGCCACAGTAGAATATGGTTTAAGAGTTGGTAGAGCCATTGAGTATGAGTGGTTTAGAAACGATAAAGGTTGGTATGAAAGATTTAACACTAACTACAATCATTTTCATAGATTAAGGTTGTATGCGAGAGGTGAGCAGTCTATACAAAAATATAAAGATGAATTATCCATTAATGGTGATTTATCTTATTTAAACCTTGATTGGAAACCTGTACCTGTTATACCTAAATTTGTTGATATTGTAGTAAATGGTATGTCTCAAAGAAACTACGATATAAAAGCATATGCTCAAGATCCTGAGTCTATAATGAAAAGAACTAAGTACGCAGAAGCGCTACAAAGAGACATGATGCAAAAAGATCTTATAAACAAGATTAAGCAAGTAACTGGTTTAGATGTTTCAAAAACTAAAGGTGAAGGTTTACTACTTGAAAATGAAGAAGACTTGCAGTTGCATATGCAAATGAATTATAAAGAGTCTGTTGAAGTAGCTGAAGAAGAAGTTATAAATCAAATATTAGATTATAATAGATATGATTTAACTAGACGTAGATTAAATTATGATTTAACTGTTTTAGGTATCGCAGCTGTTAAAACTAGATTTGATAGATCAAACGGTGTAAAAATAGATTACGTAGATCCAGCTAGCTTAGTTTATTCATATACAGAAGATCCTAATTTCGATGATTTATATTACGCTGGTGAAGTTAAAAATATTAGTTTAGCTGAACTTAAAAAACAATTTCCTAATTTAACACCGTCTCAAGTAGAAGAAATACAAAAGTATCCAGGTAACCAAAACTATACTAGAAACTGGAGCGGTAGGTATGATGATCAAACAGTACAAGTACTTTACTTTGAATATAAAACATATACAAATCAAGTATTTAAAATAAAAGAAACTGCAGCTGGACTTGAAAAAGCATTAGAAAAACAAGACGTATTTGTTGAAGCTCCTGAAAGTGATTCATTTAAAAAAGCATTTAGATCAATTGAAGTATTATATTCAGGCGCTAAGATATTAGGTCATGAAATGATGCTTGACTGGAGATTAGCAGAGAATATGACTAGACCTTTCTCTGATACAACTAGGGTTAATATGAGTTACAATATAGTAGCACCTAGATTATATAAAGGTCGTATAGAATCAATTGTAAGTAGAATAACTACGTTTGCTGATATGATACAGCTTACACATTTAAAACTGCAACAGGTGATGTCTAGGATGGTTCCTGATGGTGTATTTATGGATGTTGATGGTTTAGCAGAAGTTGATCTTGGTAATGGAACTAATTACAACCCAGCTGAAGCGTTAAATATGTATTTTCAAACTGGTAGTATTGTAGGTAGATCTTACACACAAGATGGTGGACCTAATCCTGGTAAAGTTCCAATACAAGAATTACAAACGTCTAGCGGTATGTCTAAGATACAAGCTCTTATACAAACGTATGAGTATTATCTTAAAATGATAAGAGACGTGACCGGACTTAATGAGGCTAGAGATGGAAGTACTCCAGATAAGTATGCTTTAGTTGGTTTACAAAAATTAGCTGCTGCTAATAGTAACACAGCTACAAGACATATACTACAGTCTAGTTTATATTTAACTTTAAAGACTTGTGAAAATATATCATTAAGAGTTGCAGATGCTTTATTATTTCCTTTAACAAAGCAATCACTTATGTCTAGTATATCTAGGTACAATGTTGGTACGTTAGAAGAGTTATCTAATTTAAACATGCATGACTTTGGTATATTCCTACAGTTAGAACCAGACGAAGAAGAAAAGCAATTATTAGAAAATAATATACAAATTGCTTTACAAGCTGGACAAATAGATCTTGAAGATGCTATAGATATTAGAGAAGTTAACAATTTAAAGTTAGCTAATCAAATGTTAAAGAAACGTAGAAAAGATAAAGCAGCGAGAGATCAACAGGCACAACAAGCTAATATGCAAGCACAAGCTCAGTCTAACGCGCAACTAGCAGAACAAACTGCGTTAGCTGAAACGCAAAAACAACAAGTGCTTACTGAGCAAAAAATGCAACTTGAAAAAGCTAAATCTGATTTTGAAATACAAAAGATGGAAAGAGAAGCTCAGATAAAGCAACAGCTAATGGAATTAGAGTTTAATTACAATATTCAATTAGCAAAAGCACAAGGTGAAGCTAAGATAGAAGAAGATAAGTATAGAGAAGACAGAAAAGACGAAAGAACTAAAATTCAAGCAACTCAACAATCAGAGTTAATTGATCAACGTAAAAACGATTTACTACCTAAAAACTTTGAATCCGCAGGTAGTGACACATTAGGCGGATTTGGTCTAGAGCAGTTTGAGCCTAGATAATTATTAATTATTATATTTTATTATGTCAGAACAAGTAAAAACCGAAGGGTCTTTCAAAATGAAAAAGAAAAGAGGTAGACCTAAAAAACTAACCACACAAGATAATACTATAAAAGTAGATCTAAGTAAAAAAGAAGAAGAAGAAGTAAAAGAAGATGCCGTTCAAGAGCAAACAACAAATGAAGTACCTGTTCGCAACGAACCCATCGTTAGCGAAGAAGTTTCTAAAGAAAACATCGAAGAAACAGTTGAAGAACCTGCCAAAGAGAGTAAAGAAGAAGAAGTAACGGTAATATCACCTATAAGTGAAGTTACTGAAGAGGTAGAAGAAGTAAAGCAAGACTTTACATCTAAAGAACCAGTTACAGAGCAAAGACAACTTCCAGAAAATATAGAAAAGCTTGTAGCTTTTATGGAAGAAACTGGTGGAACTGTAGAAGACTATGTTAGAATAAATTCTGATTATTCTAATGTAGATAATGAAACTTTATTAAGAGAATATTATAAAAGAACTAAACCACATTTAGATTCAGAAGAAATATCTTTTATTATGGAAGATAGTTTCTCATATGATGAAGAAGTGGATGAAGAGCGAGATATAAGAAAAAAGAAACTCGCTTATAAAGAAGAGATTGCAAAAGCAAAAGACTTTTTGGAAGGTCTAAAGAGTAAATATTACGAGGAAATCAAGTTGAGACCTGGTGTTACTCAAGAACAACAAAAAGCAGTTGACTTTTTCAATAGATACAACGAAGAACAGAAAATGGTCCAAGATCAACATGAAAGGTTTAAACATCGTACTAAAAACTTTTTTAATCAAGAGTTCAAAGGTTTTGAATTTAAGCTTGGTGAAAGAAAGTTTAGGTATAATGTTAATAATACCGACAATGTTGCTAATACCCAATCTGATCTAACCAATTTTGTAGGGAAGTTCCTAAACGAGAAAGGTGAAGTAAAAGATTATGCTGGTTACCACAAAGCCATTTATG